TTATTTTTTACGCCAATTTCTGTAAAAATTCCTTCTAAAACATACTTATCACCTTCTTTTGAAACTGCAAGATTACCTTCAGATCTTTCTAGTACAAGTAAATAATTGCTCATTTAGGCTTCTATTTTTTATTATATATCAAGGATTATCGGAATATTATATTATGCCATTCCTGTAGCTTCGGCAGCCTTTTTAGCAGCTTCAAGCTTTTCTCTATCTTCTATTTCTTTTAGTTTCCTATTAACTCTTAGATCATCAGGAGTTAATCCTAAGAATCTTTGTATCAAGAATTCAGAAGCAAAGTATTTTACTTCATTCATATTTGCATCTTGTTCAACTAATCCATCTTTCATAGAAGTTACAAAATCTAGTCGTTTTTGAAGAATCTCAATTTCTTTCATTTCTTCAAAAATGTTATATTTATGATATTTTACACCAATTTGTGCCTTAAAAGCATCGTCATCTTTTAATTCCGGAAAGTCTAAACACATTTGAATCCAAAGTGGTTTTACGAGAATTTCTTGAAATACAGAACGAAGTCTAGTAATAAAACGACCAAATTTTATTTCATCTCGAGTCATACCTTCAGCATTCATTTCCCATGAAGGTGGAGATTCCATATCAAATCTTGAAAGGGGGATTTTAGAAACTTTGATTAGTTTTTCACGGAAATACTTAAGAGCTTCGGTATCTGAAAGATCCGGTCCATCATTACCAATAGTTTCGATAGTTGGTTCTCCAGCTTCACCGGAAGGTAACCAATATTCTTTATTGAAAGGCATCATTGGTTTACCATTAACTTTTAAGTCGCCGCTATCAGTATCAAAATCAATTTGTTCTCGATAATTCTGCATAAGAACACCTAATGATTGACGAGCTCTTGTTTTAGATTTACCACCAACTGGTATAACGAATTTAGTTTTGAAAGAAGCATTTACTGTAGCCCAAATTACTCGGGAATGCTCCATAATACGAAGTAAATTAAAAGAACGAATAAGTCTTTCAACGTAAGAAACACGATTTACCGTATTAACGTTAGCATAAGATATGTAGATTACTTGTGAATCATAAAGAACTCTCTCTTTATTAGGTTGAGCTTTAAACTGTTTCCAAATTTTCTTACCTTCTTTGTCAAGACCTGGTTCTAATGTAATTGGATCTAGTTCTTTGAAACCAATAATTCTAGTTTGTTCTCTATTATAAATTATCTCAAAAGCAAGATAACCATCAACCATCCATTTACGGAAATATGACCAACCTGCAATATCATTATTGAAACCGAAGTATTGATATACTCTTTTGAAGTTTGTTTCCAAACCTATTTTTATTGCCTCTAGTGTTCCTGGTTCTAATGTTTCATCATCAAAAGCAAGAGGGAATGCGAAATAATTTTTATCATCATATACAATACATTCATCACATAAAGTATCTAGAATTTCTTCTATTTCGTCTTGTATTGCAAACTTACGTAGATCTTCTCTCTTTTTAGGATAGGATTTATCAAAAATAGAAATTGATTTACGTAGATTAATATCAGTCATTGATAGATTAGCAAATAAAGCATAATCATCATATTCTCCTCCAGCAACATTTCTTGGATCTAATCTCCAACCAAATTGGTCTTCATTAACTCCAATGGCCTTCGAATTACGAAGTACCATATCATCATACATCATACCGAATGATGATAGTGACTTAAGGGCTTTCGTAACTAAATTACGAGAAGACGCAGTCGGCCTTCCAGCATATGTTTCGTCCCTATTTACAAATCCTGCCATTTAATTAGTTTTATTAAAGTATATATTCAAATCGTTAACTCTCAAATTATTTTATGAACTTATACTTCTGAAGTTTCTTATTTTTATCCATTATTACCTTTTTAGCAGCTCTATTTTCTTTATAATGTTTGACATACTCTTTAAAGAGTTTATAGATGTCATCTAATGCTATTCCTTTTGTTTGTAATTCTGGAAATATTCGAGGTTGGTCTAATCTAATAGCTTTATCCCAATCTTCATATGATAAACAAAGCTTAGGGTTTCTCATGTTACCTAGAATGTAAGTTCTTAGTGCAAATGATAGACCAAAAGTATCTAAAGCTTGTTTTAAGGTGTAAAGATCGATAACTACCGGTTTTTGTGCTATTGCATCGTTTGGATTTTTCTTCATTGCTGAAGTGTAAGGTTCTTTATACATCAATCGAATCTTTTCTACAATCCATTTTCTAGCATCTGGTGGATACCAACTAATATTCAATCCTACTGCTAATTTACCTTCTGCACCAGGAACATAACCGAGAAATAATAAGATTGGGTGTCTGTCCCAATATTCTAATCGATCCTTATGTTTAGCCATATATTTGAATATATAGATCTTCCCGTTGTGCATTACTGGATCTTTATGAACTGCAACTCTCTTGTTCTTTTGATCCTTTGATTGTTCTAATAACCATTTGTAAGCATCTGCTGAATCTTCGGTTTGTGGTATAGCCCCTTTCCCTGAGAATTTAATAGTCATCAAATCTATTAATTCCTTTAGGAAGTCATAAACTGGATTACTCATGAGATAGGTTTATTTTTGAAGAAGTCTTCCGTTACAATCATATACTTCCAATTGCGACTCTTTGCAAAATTTTCAGCGGCCTCTTTTTTACACATATTAGTAACCCATGTATTATAAGACCATTTAAAAGCTGCTACGCTTTTTGGCGTTTGTTTTTTAGGAAGAGAAGGTTTTTGTAATTGAGCCTTTGGTTTAACCTCGACTATTACAGTATCTCCATTTGATAATCTAACAACATAATCAGGGAAATATGTGTGATATTTATTGTCGTTAGGATTAAAGTATTTAATAGAAAGAGACTCCGAAGACCACATTATGATCTCAGGAGTCCTTTCACAATATAAGCAAAATTTACGCTCCCATGAGGAACGATAAATTATGGGACCTTGTCCAGAATATTTTTTGCATTCGTTAATAGGAAAATAACCCTGAAGGAATCCTGATTTCTTCGTTGGTTTATTATTTTTTATCGATTGCATATATTACATAAGAGTTAATTACTCTTTAACTTCAGAAACTGTTCCTTTTTCAACAGCAGCTGTAAGCTCTTCGTCAGTTAATGAAACGACATTAGCTTTGTCTTCACCGTTAAAAATGTGAACTCCGTCAGTATAACCTTGGTAGATTAAGTCAGTTGTACCGTTTACAACATACTCTTTACCAGGTGTTAATTCTGCTAAACTTTTTGCAGCGGCAGCAGTAGGATCAGTATCCTTAGTAGCAGTAGGATCAAATCCATCAGCATCAGTAGCTTCCTCAATTTTGTAGTGTTCGTTTACGAACTCATCAAATGATAATAAATTTTTCATGTTTGTTTATTTTTGTTTTTTATATTTATCTTAGCTTACATATACCGGATGTGATCCACCTGAGGCAGAATCCGTGGTATCTGAACCAGCTTTAGTTTTAACGTTTTTATCGTCAGTATTTACAGGATTGTATGTTCCAGTTCCAACAGTTCTATTAGGATCTGTATTTAATTCAGAACCTTGATTAGATTGACTCGGGTCTAAAACTCCGTCTGCCATTTGTTGTAAGTCCTCTTCAACCTTATTACCTACCTCATCGGTAAGTGGTTTGTCTCTAAGAATCTTATTTATTTCAGTGAAGAATTTAGATTCTTCGGGAGTAAGTTTACCTTTAACATATTTAGAAATATCTCTCATCAATTTACTTCTAGTAGCATTGTTTTGTTTTGCAGCTTTGGTTGCTCTAACACCAGAAGAAAATGTTGTGTCGGTATAAGGATATTTTTGTAGATCCGATAGCATAGAATCTAACTCTTTGTCGCCATTAAATTTATCTGCAATTCCTTCGGCTTGAGCTTTTAATGCAGCATAAGCTTTATCGGATTTGATTTTATCTAATTTAGAAGCAATTGAATTTCTCCAATGATTAAATAAAACTCCAGCAAGTAATAACCCACCTCCAGCAAATCCAATTCCAACTTTTATAAGATCAGCAGCGAGGATTCCTTTTGTTACCTCCCACCATTGTAGATCTTCATTAATCATTTCATCCAAAACTAAATTAGCACTTTCACATATATGGATCGTTCCTTTATTATCTCTAAATGTAATTCTACCATCAGTAATTTCTTTTGATATAATAACACCAGAATATCCGTCTAGTGAAACAACTTTA